TAATTTATCAAATGTTGTTGGGTTATTAGCATTCTTATGTACGTTATCTACGTCACTTACGGCTGTCATCCATCTGCCTAATTCAGATGACATATCCTCTATTTCTTTGCCTACCATTATAGCTTTTTTAATGGCATTATAGGCTGTGGTTGCACCTGTAACAGCTGCAGAAAGGGTAATGGGGTCTATCATGGTGGGGTATCCTAAAGTTTAATTTAATAACCAGTCAAAAAAACTTTTCCCCTTTTCCTCTGAAGTTACTTTTTCTAACCAGTCAAAAAATGGCTGTGATGGTTCAGGCAATTCTTTTGCTGCCACATTTATTGTCTGTAAGTCATTAATTTCCTGTATTTCTTCAGGCATATAATCTGTGGTCATCTGTAGCCTCCACCTTTATCTTTATATTGTTTAGCTAACATCTGTGCTTTTCTAGCTGACCATTGACCTGGATTACCACCTTTACCACCTGCTTTAATTCTATTAAATAGATTCTTACGCATGGTAGGTTTAGTGTAGTTGCCTGCTTTATTTACAGAACTACCCTGACTTAACTTTAAAGCTGATAAAGCCTTTGCTTGACCTGCGTGAGCTTTACTAGCTTTCTTTAATTTACTTGCTACTTTTTTTACTACTTTTTTTGCTTTTGCTTTCATGTGCTTTCTTTAAACTTTCTTTTGCTCTTTTAAATATGGCAACGACTTCAGTCTTGCCCATAACTTTCGCACGTTGTTCTGCAACAGTTAAGATTTGAATTTTTCTTGCATAAGGTTTATTGATTTTTTTAACCTTTGCAACTGTTGCTCTTGCGTCAGATGGAGTTGCGAACTTGATACTAACCGTGTCTTTAGGGTTTTCATCCGTGTATAAACGTCTGCCACTTCCTTTTGGTTTTTTACCTGTTCCAACTTTAGGGTCTCTTTTTTTTCTGCTTTTTGTTGTCATAATATAGATTATCAAAAGTAGTACTAGGGTCTAAGTAGCTTTCGTGGCTTTCTGCTGAGTGCGTCCACTGAGACGGCATAAAGTCTGGAGCGCCTTCTCCAGTTTCCCACAAAGCAGGACTCGTTGCACGAACTCTGTTATTAGGTAAAGCAACAAGGTTTCCTGTCCATTTCCCTGCATCTAGTAAGTATAACACATGCGACTGTTTATGTTGAGCAGGGTCATCTGCTATATCGCTATCTGTGTAGTCTACTGTAAATAAGTATTTACCTTTGTAAAATTCTCCACCTATCTTACAAAGCCAAGGGCTTGAACTTACTCTATCCATCACGACTACACTGTGATGTCTTGACTCGCAATCCCAAGGTTGTGCTAAATGGTCTTCCATAGGCTCTGACCATTCATCTAGTGGTATGTCGGCTACAAGTGCTTGTATCGGCATTCTAGCCCACATAGCTCCACCGTGTATATTTTTATCAGGTCCATCTTCAAAGTCTGCTTCGCAACCTGTGAATACTAGTTGAAAGCTAAGTGACCTGTCAGGTATTGTATTAACTGCAAATACCATCGCATGTAAAAACTCTCCGTGATACTGCGAATGGTTTGAC